TACATTTCTTTGGTGCTGTGTGCATTCATTCAAATCTTATTTTGACAAACCATAATCTTATCATATATTTCACATGGAAATTAAGGTGAAAACTAGGGAACAAATCATTGACGAAATTCTTGACAAATATGGAAGTAACATTCCAGCAAATCTCAAAAAGTTTATCGCAGAACTTACAAAAGAAGACTAAAGGCGAGTTGGCCGAGTGGTTAGGCGTGGGTCTGCAAAACCCTTTACACGGGTTCGAATCCCGTACTCGCCTCTTCATCCATAGACAATTGGGTAAAGCATTGCGGTGTGGTTGCGAGGGTTAGGGCTTGAACTTTTCTTGGATACCACATCAAAGCATTTGATCACAGTCACTAAAATATATCATTCATGACAACACTTCTTTTTATATCAACCACGATTGGTGTGCTAAACTTGTTAGCTCTTGGATACATTGTTTATCAACAACATAGGCATGATAAGATCCTTGGCAAAATCAATGAGTTTTTAACTAGTAAATTCAATTCCTATAAACAACTTTTTAAAGACCTCGACATCTAATGATAAGCCAAGACGAACTTAGTCAGAATGCTATGGGGGGCACTGAGTTAATGAAAAATGGCCTCATTGATCGTGTAGACCCAAAGCTCTTAGAAAAGGTGAACTTGGTTGTTGGTCGTGAACGTGAATTAAGCAAGGATTTGCCTAATATTTTTTGGGCACACAACTTAGCCGAAGACCCCGAAGACGAAAGAGCCTTGGGCGATGGTCGATGGGAAAGGTATCATAGTCTAGTATTTGTGTCGTATTGGCAAATGCATGAATTCATGCGTCGATACAACTTTCCATACTCAAAAGCCCAAGTGCTTCGCAATGCGATTGAGCCAATCAAACGAGATGAAGTGTGGCAAGATAAAATTAGGCTCATTTATACACCAACGCCACACCGAGGACTTGATATTCTACTAACCGTATGGGACGCTTTGTACAAAGAGCATGACAACATTCATCTTGATGTGTTTTCGTCGTTCAATCTTTATGGGTGGCCTGAAAGAGACAAACCCTATGAGCAACTATTTGAGTATTGTCGTGAGCACCCTGGTATAACGTATCATGGGGCACAACCAAATGACACTGTGCGTGAACACCTTTCACAAGCTCACATATTTGCCTATCCGTCTACATGGAAAGAAACAAGTTGCCTTACCGCCATTGAAGCCATGAGTGCCGGGCTATTGTGCGTGACAAGCACACTTGGGGCATTGCCAGAAACCATGAGCAATTTTGGGCTGATGTATAATTACACCGAAGACAAGCAAATCCACGCCAATCGGTTTTATAGTGCTATGAAAGTCGCAATCAAAGCGGTGTTCGATAGCAACATGAAAAAGAACTTAGCGTTCCAAAAACAATACATTGACACATTCTATAATTGGGACGTGAGAAAGCGAGAATGGGAAAGCTTTCTAAAAGTTGTTGATGCAACCAAAGATACCATTACACTATAAAAGCAAAAACGATGACCAAACAACAAGTTGAAGTAATCGAAGACTATATCAAAGTCATGGAAACTGACTTTGGCAATCGAACGATGGCACGAAAAATCATTCGTGAAAATCCCGGGCTTTTTGAAGAAAAAGACCTTGAAAATATACGGACAGCCATTCGTTACCGTCGTGGTTCATCTGGCGAAAAAAGGCGTAATCGAGCATGGAAACAGTTTGTGCGAGAAGAAATGATGCCTTCGCAGTATATGCAACAATTCTTAGAAAAGGGCGACAAGACCGCCAAGCCTGTGTGGAGTCTTCCCGAAAAGCATAAATCTGTGCTAGTTTTAAGTGACCTACACATTCCTTACCACGATCTTGAAGCCATTCAAGCGTCGATTGATTATGGCTTTAAGATGGGTATTGATGGGGTCTATATCAATGGAGACCTTATTGACTTTGCGAAGATTTCACGTTGGAACAAAGACCCTAAGATGAAATCTGTGGCCGTGGAAGTGGATATGGTCAGAGCGTTTCTTGAAGGGCTTTCTGATCTTGAAGTCCCAATTTATTACAAGCTCGGAAACCACGAAGATCGGTGGAATCGGTACTTATTGGACAATGCACCCGAACTTCATGACCTTGATCGGTTCCAAATGGCTGACGTGTTAGACTTGGATGAGCTTGATATTGAGCTTATTGATTCCAAACAACGTGCGAAGTTTGGTCATTTGAACGTCATTCATGGCCATGAGTTTGGCCAAAGTATTTTTAGCCCGGTCAATCCTGCCCGTGGGCTATTCTTACGAGCCAAAACCAATGTCTTGGCCGGACATAACCACCAAACGAGTTCCCACCATGAAGGGAATTTGAACGGAAAACAAACAGCGTGTTTTTCTACTGGGTGTTTGTGTGATATGGAACCTGAATATCGACCATTTGCCTATACAAAGTGGAATCATGGGGCTGCCATTGTTGAAGTAGAAAACGGCGACTTTTCTGTAAACAACTTCCGAATCATGGATGGTAAAATTGTTGGGTAATGGTTGAAGCTAAATATCGAAAAAAGGCCATGCCCCGTAAAAACTCAAAGGATATGGGTGCTATCAAAAGTACCACACAAATGAGCTCAAAAGCCCTTGAAATCATGGCGCGTTACCGGGGCGATGACCGACTCCAACAAATTGCAAAGCAAGTCAAAGAAAATGAAAAAAACCGTAAAGACTGACTAAATACCAGTACACGGAAATTTGTAATTAGACTCATGATTCTCATTGACTTGAACCAGGTGTCCATAAACAATCTTATGGTCCACATTCGATTTAATGGTGGGGTTATTGACCCAACCATGATTCGAGAAATGGTGTTGCGAAGCTTACTTAACTATCGCAAAAAATTTTATGAGCAATATGGTGAGCTTGTGATTTGCAGTGATTCTCGAAACGTTTGGCGTAAGCAAGAATTTCCACAGTATAAGGCTAACCGTAAAAAAGATCGAAAGTCTGATGTCCATGATTGGAAAGAAATTTTCGATACCATGACGCAAATTCGCGAAGAATTGGCAAAATTTTTCCCATACAAGGTTTTGAATGTGGACACTGCCGAGGCCGACGATATTATCGCAACAATCATTATGCACGAACGCCTAACCAACGACAATAACGATCCTATACTCATCGTGAGTGGGGACAAAGATTTTGCCCAACTCCAACGATATGGCAATGTGCACCAATACTCCCCAAACACAAAAAAATGGATCGTGGACGACAACCCTTTGCAAACGCTAAAAGAACACATTATTCGTGGTGACGCTAGTGATGGTGTGCCAAATATTTTGAGCGATGACGACACCTTGGTGAGTGAACGACGCCAAAAGCAGATATTCAAGAAAAAGGTAAACGAATGGCTACCCCAAAAGCCAAATGAATTCTGCGATAGCTTCATGCTTCGTAACTATAAGCGCAATGAAAAACTCATTGACCTTAGCAAAATACCTAATGATTTGTATAGCAAAATTGTTACATTATACAATGAAGATAAAAGTAGCTCAAGAAGTCGACTTATGACATATTTCATGACTCACAATCTTAGAGAACTTAGTGGACAAATAAGTGAATTTTAACCTAGATATGTATGGCCAAAGCAACTAAAGAAAACACCAAAATTAGAACGGTATCACACTTTCATGAATTATTTGAAATGTTAGAAGTGTACCGAGCACACAAAGACAAAGTTGAAATTTTGCAAAAAAACGATGGTAAGCTTGAACGTGCTTTTTTTGTGTTAGCCTACCACCCAAGTGTAGAGTGGGTGCTGCCCGAAGGTGAGCCCCCATACAAGAAAAACACCGAAACAATGGATGGCTTTGGGTTTATGAATTTGAAGAAAAATTTGCCCCAATTCAACATTTTCATCAAAGGACGTGGCTATGATAACCGCCCACTAGCACGTCGTGAACAAAAATTTATACAGATGCTAGAATCGGTGACGCCATTAGAAGCCAAATGGATTTTGCAATGCAAAGACCGAAACCTTACACATTGTCCTGTCGACGTTGTTCGATTGGCCTTTCCAGACTTATTACCAAATGACAGCTAAACACCAACAAGAAGAGTTTATTGTTAGAATCAAAGTGGGTGAACGTTTCTACTTTGGCGAAATTCGCGAATTTATCAAAAATTCTGTCGTGGGTATCTATATACCCGAATTAGAAGTCACAGAAGATGGAGCACTAGCCCAAGGCACATTTTTGAGGTTACCCTATAATGAAGAAACTCATAAATACTATACTACCCACGATGGCGAACATGTCGAATGTGAGAATTTGCCACAATTGTGGATTGGTGAAACCATAAAGCGTAAATAGTGTATAGCAAAAAAGTTAGAGATATTGTAAGACCGGTTGTTGATGAAATCCGTCACGATCAGTTTTTGGACAATGAGCTAGTGGCTGAAATCGAAAGCGCTTTGAGCAAGTATGTGAGTTATATGGTTGACCAAGACGCGGAATATACCGAGCTCACAACAACCGACATCAAGCGCATGATTATGGATGGCATTTCATATGATGTGACACAAAGTTTGATCGATAAAGGGCTTATCACCACAGATGGTGTTTCATTTGAACTTACAGACAAAGGTAGAATGGAAGCCATTTCTCACGAATTTGGAACCACAATCAATCTAAACTAGTATGGACGAACTAGAAAAAAAACGGCTCATGGCCAAAGATCTTGTCAAAGACGAAACGATTCGTGTGTATGGCACACTTGAAAAAACAGTCTACAATCAAAACTTGACAGCGATCAAGGCATATGCAGAGCACGCACAAGCCGGAACATTGTCAGAATGGCGTGACCTTTACCTAGATCAGTTTTTCAATAGAAATGAAGATGAACACCCCGTCACTAGACACTGGGGCGTCAAGACATTCTACCAAGATAATCTAGTCTTTGAGTCAGGCTTGAGTGTAAATGACCCAATTGAAATTGTCTTAGAAAACGAAACTATACATTATGATCCTAGCACAAATGAAACTGCTTTGATTGAACAAGATGGCTCTATTACCCCTATAGTGGAAACCACAGAAGATGGTGAGACCCCAAAACTTCTACGGGAACAACTTTGGCCACTTACGGTTGATTTGATGGAAGATAAGGGTACCACGCCACAGCAATATATGATTTTGATGTCATATTCAGATAGAAATAGAGAGCTCCCACCGCTTGATATGACAACAGATGGTGAAATTCAAATGGTCCAACATGTTAGTATTGGCATTGATGACCTTATTGCTTACAAGCAAAATCTTCCATTTGGTCAAATTGTAAGTGGATTCTTATATGAGCCAGAAGGTTTGCCTGAATTAAGAGATCAACTTTTAAACACGCGACCTGGTGTTGATATTCATGAGCAAAAATTATTGAACCTAGACTTGTTTTACCAAGCAAGAAAGAATGCTAAATTAAGACTTTTCAATGTTGAAGACCCTTACAAAATATATCAGCTTACGAGTAAAGACGAGACTGACTGGATGCCTACTCGTGGCGAAATAAAATTGCAATGCTTCCGCTATGAATTTCACACAGATGAAGCACACGATGAAGTAAGGCCAACAGCATTTAGGTTTTTCGAGCTTACTGAAGAAGACTATGAAAGAATTGGTCGTTATTCTCTTGACTAAATTTGCCTAGGAATCGAAAAGAGTTTGCAAGATTTCCTATATTAGGATTCATCTAGCAAACTCACTTATGAAAATCTACTTAGACGACATACGGATTCCAAAAGACGATGGCTACGCGCTAGTCACCAATTTCCACGAATTCACTGATCTTGTACAAAGCCTACCCTTTGGCAAAATTCAAGTCATACAATTCGATCATGATCTTGGTGAAAGGGCTATTCACGAGTATTACAATAGCGTCAAGCTAAACTTTACTTTTGACTACAATAATGTATTGCCCGAGCTCACAGGCTTTGACTGTGCCAAGTGGTTGGTCAAGCACCACATGGATAACAATTTCCCTTCATTTCCCAATGTCTATACCCATTCGTCTAACCCCATTGGTGCTGCGAACATACAAGGGTATTTCAATGCTTACTTCAAAGCTAAAAAGATAGATAAGACGTGCGTGCAACGCGAGTTGCCCCACGACATTCGCTCTTAAAACACCCCAAAACACAATACCGGAACGATGAGACAATCACCTACAATCCTAGGGTTTAATGCGTTTTTTGCGATTCTAATATTCATGCTTGGCACATGGGCGTATGACACCCTGTCCGCGTCTATAAAAGATGTTCGAAGTCGTGTCAACCAAGTGGAGTATAAGCACGGTCAGAGCATGAATGATTTATCAAGGCTTCAGCAACTCATTCAAAAAAACCAAGACTTGATTTTTGACGTGTTTGAGTTACGTCTTTATGAAATTGTGCAAGCCACTGTGTATCATGCCGTGCCCGAGCAAACCGACTCAACGCCAAATATCACCGCTGATGGCTCGGTCATTGACCCACTTCGTGCAGGTGAGCTACGATTTATTGCGGTGAGTCGTGACTTGCATGTACGATATGGTGGACAATTGGATTTTGACGATGTGGTTTATGTATCAAGTGAAGAGGTAAGTGGCTTCTATATTGTTAAAGACCTCATGAATCAACGCTTTGAAAAACGCATTGACTTTTTAGCGTCAGTGGGTGAGCCTGGGTTCAAGCTTGATGAAGTTGAGCTATTTAGCACCAATATTAGAGTAGTGCCCGACTAAATAAGGGTATGAGTTTTTATGAAGCCCAAAATTACACTACTTCTACCATTCGAAAAGCAAATCAGCACGATCGAAGACGATTTTACTTTGATGTGGTAGAGCTTGCCTTTCGAGAAGGCTTCTATAATCCCACAGACCCATTTGACACCCACCAAGAATTGGCTAACCGTCTCATTGGTGGGTTTGGTGGCAAGCGTGAACCTACACTCATTGCTGAAACACAAGACTTCATTCGTAAATTTTTTCAGTCGAATGAGTCTACGGACGATCAAACGCTTCGCAAGTTTGCTGATCTATACGATGAATTCATTTCGGCCAATCCACTTGCAAATCCACCAAGAATTGATCATGTGGACGATGGGCTCATTATCAACATTGACGCTTCGCGACAACAAGATGGTTATGACCTATCAAGAAATAGGCTCATTGACCTTACCCTAAATGGATACGATGCTTGTTTACCACCATCATGTTCAAATCCAATATGTAGGTGTTGTGGTGGCTATATTGAATTGGACCGAAATGATGCGGAGCACATAAGAATCCCATTTAATCCTTGTTCGTCTGACACAACCTCAAGGCTAACCGAATTCACCATGACCACGTGGTTTTGGTACGAAGCCTGTATGTGTCGATGTTGCCCATACATTCAACACTCATCTTTTCAGCTACGTGCTCATTGTTGCTGCTGCGGTCACTTACGCTTTGATGTAGCAGGTAGTAATTTTGGTCGTGTAAATCATAGGGTGAGTTCAACACGTGCAAGATGGGCACACGTAGCAATAAGGGGATGTCCCAATTGCTTACAAATGTTTGTAAGAAATACTCTACGATCAAACGATGGCTATTGCACACACCAAGGCGCACATACAAATGCGTTCAACTGCTACCAAACTATGCGTGAAGATTCCATTGTCATTGGATGCTGTCACACCACCGATACATGTATGCGCTTTGGGGAGTTTCAATGGTATTGTCGATTTTTACGATGCGACGAAATAGCTCATAACTACAACACAAATCTACGTTATTACTGTAACTGCTTACTATAATATTATGTCAACAAAATTACACACACAAATTTCCAAAATTTTAGAACGTGCGGCTTCTTCTGGGGTCAACCTTTCAAGCGATGTTGCCCGTGAGCAACTCGCCACAGAAATCACCACCGCCGTCAAAACCATAAGTGAACAAAACCAAGAGCTGTTGGTTGAAACCAAGCGAAGCCGACTCAACGCCTACATTGGCTAATTGACTTTTTGGTACATTTTGGCGATATTATAGTGTACGCTAACAAAAGCCCCTACACTATGAAAAAGACCAATTACCTTAAAACCATTGTCACTGGCTTTATTGCGGGTGCATTCTTTTGGACAGCCTTTGCTATCTTGATGGCAGGGCTTATCTAAGTTGACATTTTTGTCAAAATTGCCTATATTATAGATGTAGAGGATAATCCCTACAACAACCTAAGCCCCCTACACTATGAAGTCAAGAAGTCTCCTAGCCAAATTACTCGCGACCGAGAACATTAGCGTTCAGTCGTCGACCACCCAACCCACAGCTTCATTCAATATAGACAGTAGGATATTGACCCTACCTGTATTAGAGAATCATGACGATGACATTTACGACATGTTTGTTGGTCATGAAGTCGCCCACGCATTGTGGACACCTTCCGATGGTGCAGAAAAAGCCCACGAAAATGTGGACGATGCTAACCGTATGTTCTACCAACAATGTTTGAACATCATTGAGGATATACGAATTGAAAAAGCCATTCAACAAAAATACAAAGGCCTTACCAAGACATTCTCCAAAGCCTACAAAAAGCTATGGGAACAAGGATTTTTTGGTGTCAAAGACACCAACGACCTAGCCAATCTTAACTTTGCCGATCGACTTAACATCCACTACAAGCAACGGTGGAATTATGGTGCAGATGACATCCCATTTAGTGAGCAAGAACAAGCCCTTGTGGAATTGGCTGACACACCTGTCACCTTCGACGATACTATTGATGTGGCCACCAAGCTTTTTGATTTTATGAAAGAGCAAATGGATAGCCAAGCTCAAGAGCAACCCCAAGGTGAAAGCCAAAGCCAAGACCAACCAAATTCAAACGATGGCTTTGAAGAGTTCAAAAAGCAATTTGTCAAGCCTGAATATCGTGACGACCCTGCAAGTCAAGACGAGTTAAGGGAAGCTTACGAAAAGTTCACTGAAGTTTTAGGTGACGACGATGACCAAGACGATACAACCAATCAAGAGCAAGGCTCACAAGGGGTTGAATCAAGTCAACTTCATAGTGTGACAGAAAAGTCACTAAATAATGCCTTCAAAGAATCATGTAATTATGAGTGGGATGATCGAAGGTCAAGAGAGAACATTTCTGTGGTCAACTACGGCGACATCGACATTGACCTTGACAAAGCCATTTGGAAGTTTGACAGTCTTTATGCCGACTCTATGAGTTCTATGAATGTGGACAGAGCCATGAGCCAAGCCATTGAATGGCAAAAGTCATTGAAGCCTGAAGTCAATCACCTTAGCAAAGAGTTCAACCTTAGAAAAAGTGCCGAAGCACACAAACGTGCTACTGTCAATCGAACAGGTGTCCTTGACGATAAGGCTTTGCACAAGTATCGTTACAGTGACGAAATTTTCTTGAGCCAAACCATTGTGCCTGAAGGTAAGAATCACGGCCTAGTGGCCTTCATTGATTGGAGTGCGTCGATGGATGGTGTCATGGGTGAAACCATTGACCAATTGGCTATCATGGCAAACTTCTGTTTCAACAATGCTATTCCCTTCCAAGCTTTTGCCTACAGCACATGCGGTGGTGGCAATGGCTACGAAGCCTTGAAGCTTAACAATACCAATTATGCTCATGACTTTCGGTTGTTTGAGTTGTTCACCCCCTTGCCGAAACGAAGTGTCTTTCAAAAGCAAATGACCATGCTTTTTGTGGCCAAGCAAACAGTCCTTGAACATTACGGTCCATATCACTTTCAGACGGGTGGTACGCCCCTTAATGTGTCGATGGCCTTGGCTCCAAAAATCATTCGCAAGTTTGCCAAGGCCACAGGTGTGGAGAAACTTACCACCGTGGTCTTGACCGATGGAGAGGACGGATCTTCGCTTCGGTTTGATGGCAGTCGTGAAAGCGTGAGCCTTCGGAATCCAACCACAGGCCGTGTCATTGACACCCACGACACCAAGCAAATATACAAATACATCAAAGATACCACAGGCTCCAACGTGGTGGTCATCCACTTGTCAAGAGAGCCAGAGTTCATTCAGTATAACACAGTATGGAATCATGACAAAGCTGACTATGAGCACATCCATAGTACCTTGGTCTTGGGGAAAGTCAAAAAGCTATTCAAAGACCAAGGGTATGTGCAGTATGATCGGCCCGATTTTGATGCCGCGATTGTGGTCAACATCAAGCACTTGAAAAAAAATGTTGCCACCATTGATGACCTCAACGATGACGTGAGCACCACCAAGTTGAGAAACACCTTCCGTAAGGCAAGAGCCGACAAGAAAAAAGCCAAAATGGTGCTCACCGCTTTCGCAAATCAAGTTGCATAATACCACAAGATTTGCTACTTTGACCGTTCAATCATTCACAATTTTGAACGGTCTTTTTTTATGGAAGAAATTTCACTAGAACAATGGGCTAAGGCGTGGCATTCAGGCGACCTTAACGCAATCACGGAAGCCTCCCTTGGTCGAGTATATCAACACGTCAAACGTGCCGAAGGTGGCACATCCTTTGCGGTACTCACCGCCTACCGCGATGGGGTAAGCACCAAAGAAAATCAAGCCAACCAACGAAAGCTCGAAAAAGCCATCCGTGACCAAGGCCTTGGATTCTTCAAACTCACAGGGTTTTGGAAAGAATGCCAAGACCCCACGATGGAGTACAACGATTGCCCAGAGTCGATGAAAGTGCCCGTGCGTGAGCCGTCGATGTTCGTGCCTAAGATGCAACTTGACAATGCCGTCAAGCTTGGCAAAAAATTTGATCAGGACTCCATCATTTACGCGGGCGAAGAAACTGGTGGCAAGGTAGCCTTGTATGGCAAGAATGGTCAAAAGCAAGCCACCCTTGGCACGTTCCACCCCAACACGATGGCCGATGCCTATTCCATGGTCAAGGGCAAGACGTTCACCTTTGAAGGTGTGGGTTTCAAACCAAATTCCTACATGAGTCGCATGGCGTTTGATAAACTCATGGGTCAACTCATTGAAGAAACTGGCCAACCCGAAGCCACGATTATCTAAGCCATGACCTACCGCGTGAAACGTACTGTGGTGGTATACACCAC